CAGAATTAGCAAGAGTAATAGCTGATAGAGTACAGAAAGGTTTAGCACAAGACATTGTAAGAGTAATGTGGGGTGGTGACACTACTTCTTCAGATGTAACTTATGCATGGGCAGATGGTTTATTTGAGTTATTCAATGACGCATCTATAACTCCTATTCAACACAAAGTTGCTTCAGGAACTGGACAAACATCAGTAGGTGGTGCTTTAGCAGGTAGTGATGTAGTTTCATTACTTACAAAAGTATTTGACCAAGCACCAGCTAATTTACAACAAACACCAGCAGGTGAGAAAAAAATGTTTGTAACACCAAATATCTATAACGCTTACTACGGAGAGTTAACTTTAATAGGTGCAACAGGTGCAGTAGAAGCAGGTAGAGCAGAAGCTCAGAGTGGTGCAGGGTACAGCAGACTATTCTTTAGAGGAGTAGAAATTATACCTATGTACGAGTGGGATACAATCTTTACTGATTTAACACCAGCACTTTGGAACTTAGATAATGGTGGTGGCGCACACGACTATAAAAATGCAGTCGTATACGCAGCAAAGTCTAACTTAATGATTGGTTCAGATGTTACATCACAAGAGACACAATTTAAAATGTTCTATGATGAAGTATCTGACAACATGTACATCAGAAGTTTATTTAAAATGGGTTACCAATTTGGTTACAACTCATTAATAGCTTGTGGAGCATTAGTTGACGCATCATAATTAACGAGAGGGTGTAAAAACCCTCTCATAATTTTAATTTAAAAAAAAAGAAGTAAAATGGCAATAGATAGAGGTAACGCAATAAACTGTGCTGGATTAGTAGAAGTTGGTGGTTTAAGAAATATCTATGTAACTGAGTTAGAGTCTCTAACAGCAGTTACTGTAGATTCTTCATCAGACACACATGCATATACTAATTTAACAGTTTCAGGCTGTGCTATGTTTCAATTAAAACCAAATACTGCTTCTTGGAACTCAACATCTACAAAAGAAAACGGTATTACTGTTTTTGAAACGACTTTAAGCTGGTACATACCAAACATAAATTCTTCTAGGTTAGAAGTCTTACAATCAATGACAGACAAGTGTATTGTCGCTGTAGCAGAAATGTACAGTGGTACTAACATGACTGTAGGTATTAGTGAGGAATATGGTGGTACAGGTAATGGAACTACTGATTACATTTACAATAAAACGTATGGTGTAATGACTGTAGAATCTACAAGTGGTACAGACTTTGGAGATGGTAATGGGGCTACGGTAACTATTACTGCTAGGTCTTTTGAACAACCAAGAGCATACACAGGTACAATTACGCAAAATTCTGGTAACGCAACAGCAGATTTAGCATAATTTAAAAAATAGCAGGGGGTAAAACCCCTGCATATTTTATGTGTGATTGTGACAATAGTAAAAATGTTGTAGATTTACAACACGTTAAAATATATATAATAATGGCAGATTATAAAGTAAACGAAAAACACGCAGGTAAAAGCGTAATTTTTTCTAGTAGTGACGGCAAGTCATTAAAACTATATCTTGACACAGCAAGTGCTGAAGAATTAGCATATGCATATGAAGATTTTAATAGTGGTGATTTTATAATAAAAACTGAAAAGTCAAGTGAAAAAAAGAGCAGTAAGAAAAGCATCTCAGATAAAAAAGGCAGTAAAGAATAATACCTTTGAATTTGGTGTATTTAACTTAACTGTACCCAACACTATAAGAGAGCCGAAAAATTTAGATACGGTAAACACAAAATGGATACCGTTTGGTGAGGACAATTTGTTTCCTCAATATTTAGCAGAGCTAAAAAGAAAATCATCAACACACAGAAGCGTACTAGCACAAAAAACTGTATTTACAAGTGGTGCTAAGTTTGTTTGTAGTGAAGAGAAGGTAAGAGAATACATAGAAGATGTAAACGCAGATGGCGAGTCTTTAAGAGATGTATTTAAAAAATTAGCAGATGATTACTACACTTTTGGTAACGCATTTTTAGAATGTGTTATTTATGATGGTGGTGTAAACATGTATCATCTAGACGCTACTACAGTAAGAGTAGCAAAAAACAAAAAAGAGGTTTATGTAAATCCTAACTGGAGAAAGTATTTTGATGACGAATCAAAAATGCATAAAATACCAATACACCCTAATATCAGAGGCAATAAGTTTGTAATACATTACAAGGATTACGAACCTACATTTAATTTTTATGGGTTACCTGATTATGTTGCAGCACTAGAACATATAGCTGTAGATTTTGAGATAGGTAAATGGAATCACACAAAGTTTTTAAATGGTTTCCAACCATCAGCTATTGTAGAGATTAGTGGTGACATGGGTGAGGAAGAAGCACAGAAAATGGTTACTGAGGCACAAAAGAAATTTGTGGGTGAGGGTAATAATGGTAAGATATTATTTATTGTTAAAAATGGTGACACATCACCTGCAAACGTACAAATAATAAAAGACGACCAAGAAGGTAGCTGGATAGACTTACAAAAGATAACTGACCAAAACATAATAACTGCTCATAGATGGCAACCATCTTTATCAGGTATAGTAAGTTCAGGTAAAATGAACAACACTGGTAGTGAGATTAGAATAGCTTATGACTTAGCTATGACTACAGTAATAAAAGACACGTCAGAAATGTTACTAAATGGCATAAGAACAGTTATGTTGAAGTATTTAAGTTTTGACCCTAAAAGTATTCTTATACATTACGAGCCACCAGTATCTTTTGTAAATGACATTGACATAAAATTAGTTCTTACCATAAACGAGCAAAGGGCTATGTTAGATGAAGATTTACCTATGCTAGAAGATGGAGATATGTTTATAGCAGACAGGCAATACATTGTTACGTCTACTGATATTAACAGTGATGGTGAAATGGAAGAAGAAGAAGAAATAACAGTAACACAGGAGTAAGATGGCAAACTACAGACAATATACAACTTTAGTATCAGCAGGAGAGGTAATAGAAAAAACATTTACAAATAAAAATACAGACCCAACTTTAATATCAGAAAACACAATCGTACTTGCAGAACTTGCACATATAAGACCTTTGTTAGGAGATAAGTTTTATGGCGAGTTAAAGTTACAACATAATGGGGGTACTCTGTCTACAAACAATGCAACTTTAATGCAATATTTCTTAGAAGATACTTTGTGTTGGTATGTAAGATTTGAAGTGGCTAATGATATAATGAACAACACTACATCAAGTGGTATTGTCAATAATATAGATGAGTTTTCTAGATTGATTACACCTAAAGACTTTAACACCTTCAAGCAAGACACATACAGGAAAGCAGAGATTTTTGCAAAAGACATGATGGATTATATTGAAGATGAAGACCAAGATGGTTTCTTTCCTACTTACGAAAACAACAAACCAAAGAGCATGATAGACACTTACAAAAATCATGGCATGATATTTTACGATAGTATATACACATACAGAAAACAAAGATGTGGTTATAATTGTACAAGCTATGATGAGGCTAATTGTTACTGCGTAAATAATTGTTAATATGGCAGCAAACGAACATAAAAATTTAACAGACGTAAACAGACACAACCCTAAAGGTTTTGAAAACGCACTAAACAGTACGGTATTATGTAAGACTGCAGGTACAGGAGAGGCACAACAAGATGGCACATTAAACTGGCAATCTAAAAATGTTATGGGTAGTGTAGATTATACTATTACAGGTTATTTGCTTTCAGGAGACCACGAAAACAGTAATTTTTATAGACCTGCACATATGACAGATGGTCAATCACCTAATCAATACAATGCAGATACAGGACAAACAGTAGCTACAAATATAAGTGTCAATGGACAGGGATTAATAACAAGAGCAGCTAAATATATAGTAGATTCTAATTCAACAGTTTACAAAATATATGGCTGGTTAAATTCAAGTGGTACAGACACAGTAACATTGACAATAGCTAAAGTTACACCAACAGCTAATAGTACCAGCGTATATAGTCCTGTAATTATAGACGAGATTTCTGTTACAGGATTAGGTAGTGCTATGAAATTAATTGAAATTAATGAAACAAGCATTACAAGTGCAAGTCTATCTAAAGGTGATTTTTTAATGGCTTTTATAAAAGATTCAGGTGGTGGTTCAAATAATATATACTGGCAGGTAAAAGTATGTACAACAAAATATTAAAATGACAAAAGAAATGAAAGATACAATGGAGATAGGGCTGATAAATGGGGGTGCGATAGGTATTTCATTAGGTCAAGTAAACG